CCTTGATCTGATCTAAGTTGATTGATCTCTGCATGTATTCTACCCTTGTGTGAATGTTTTAGTATGGTATCAATAAATGTAGTATGAGATTTATTTATTTCTCTAGCACGAGCGATCTGTTTAACAACAGGGTTTGGATGGTTCTGCAGAAAGTTTTTAGTAAATGATGGAGCGTTTGTTTTTTCAGTTCGGTCAAATGGTAGGTTTAGCTTTTGAAAAACTTGCGCAATTGAGCGAGCAGCCCATATTTGGGTATCTACTCCTGTTTCTTTTTTTATTTTTTGTAGGCATTCTTGTTCTTGTGCAACTAAGTTTGCTTTTAATTTGTGAGCTCCTTCAACATCTACTCTTACTCCTAAAAAACGCATATCGACAAGGCAAGGAAAAAGTTCTGTCTCTAATTTAAATATGTCTTCTATATCTTGAGAGTATATTTCTTTCTTCATCTCCTCCCATAATTGTAGAGTCATCTCAGCATCTCGCTCAGCATACTCACCAACATACATTGCAGGCAGTTTATACATCTCAGACTTAGGATCTATACCCCATTCTTTAGCTGTTTCGGTCAAAACAGCCTCATTTTTGCCCTTTCCAAGGTAATCCCGACCCAAACTACCTAAATCGTAACGAAAGCGATTCTCGTCCACGAGAGAGCCAGCAATCATGGTATCTACTATCTGACCTGCTATTTCTAACCCTGCAGCTCTAATAAAGCATACATCGTACATTGCATTGTGAAATATCTTGATTGAAGGCAAACTTAGAACGGTTCTAAAGTAATTTAATACCTTTTTGCTATCCATATTACCACCACCTTCGTGTGCTATAGGATAGTATCCTGACCAATCTTTTACAGCTAGAGCAATTCCAACTATTTGTGCTCTACCTGTAACAGATCCTGACCCCATGTCTTTTAGACCTGGGTCTTTTGTTTCCAGGTCAATTGCTATCTCATCGTAGCCTGATAAATCCTTAAACTCCTCCGGTGGTAACCATTCCACTTGAGGTGAAAACATCGGTTTCTGTATCATTTAGTATCTTTCAATTTTTTTATTTCCAACTCGCAGTAGTGTATAATCTTTTCCAGATCTTGTATACCGTTTTTCAACTTGTACCTGCATACGTATTTAACTACGTTTCCTTGGAAGAATGAAAGATCGTTCTTTGCAATAAACTCGTATGGTTGTATTTTCATTTTTTTATAATGTGATCCACCAACTTGACGGCTTTGTGGAAATGCATCATCAAATATATCTTTGCTTGTCATAGATTGTATCCTTTGTATTTTTGTTTTGGTTCAATGATGTGTAGATGTTCCTTGGTCCGTGTTGCACCAACATAGAATAATCTATTCTCATCATCTGGGTTTTGCTCGTATGACTTCATTGTGTTTAAACTTAAATCTGTAAGCAAGACAACATTCTCACACTCACCACCCTTTGCACCATGTATTGTAGATAAAGTTATACGTGGTGCTTCATTTAACTTTTCCCCATTCTTTCTCATCTTTCTTAAATATTGTATGTCTCTTCTTGGAGCTGCATCAAAAGCTTCATACCAAACAGAATCATTTATCAAACCATAATTTTGTTTTAATTCTTGCATGTCATAGCTTGCTTCTTTAACCATGCTTTTTAATTTATTTCTATCCACATTCATGTAACTATATATTCTTTCTATCTGATTGTAAGTTATGGGTTGACCTTTTCTAAGATTCTCCCAATCTAAAGCTGCTAGATGTAAAGTATGTTCTCTCTGTTTTCTAAATTTATTTTGATAATAATAACCCTTTAAATATAAATCTTCTTCCAGGTTATCTAACATGTATTTTGTTCTAGCCATAACTAGCCACTCACCTGACGACATATTTATTTCTTCAAAGTCATAGTATCTAGACAAAGAACCTTGGTGTGTTTTTGGTTGCCATGTTTTATTTATTCTAGTTTTTATTTTATTTATTATACCCATAGCAAGTCCATGCACCCTCGCAGGAATCCTGTAAGATTGCTGCAAGGGTAGCATTTGTCCTTCCTGTGCTATGAAAGAATCTACGTCCGCTCCTGCCCATCTAAATATTGCTTGGTCATCATCACCTGCAATAAAAGAATCTGTTGTCTTCTGCCAAATAGTTTTAGCCATGTGCCATTGCATTCTAGATAAGTCTTGTGCTTCATCTATAAATACAACATCAAACTTTGGTACAGCGGCATCTGATTTTGTAAAATCCATGATCATATCGTTAAAATCAATAAGGTTATATTCTTTTTTATATCTCTCTAACTCTGATGCTATGATTTTTAATTTTTTTAATTCCAGTTCTTGGTTATGTTCTTGTAAATTATATTGTTGCTCTGGTGTAATCTCTCGTAGTTTTGCAAGATTAATTATTCTAAGATACTCACTATCTGTAGTAAAGATACCGTTGTGGTCATTTTCATATTCTGCATATTTTATTTCTTCTTTTATTTTTTTACCAAAGTCTTGGTAGTGTCTCCGCTGCATGACATCTTCTTTTTTAATACCAAGTCTTCTAAATGCTAAAGAATGTAGTGTTCTAAAATATGGTAAATCATCCTCATCTAAATTAAATTTTTTTACAGCTCTGTCTCTTGCTTCATATGCAGCTTTCTGTGTGAATGCAAAGTACCCAACCTTATCTGGATCTGTTTGTTTTAGATAGTCATCCACTTTATTTAACAAAGTAGTTGTCTTGCCAGTTCCAGGTGGTCCTAATACTATTGTTTTCATAATATTAAATGAAGATAGATCCAAAAAGCAGTAAACATAGTTATTGCTAATAGATCCATCGCAGCTATCAATATGGTGCCTCCTCTTTCAATACCTTCTGTTTATATTCTTCTTCTTTGATTTCAAATTGTTTTACCACATATACAGATAGTTTGTTTTTACCTATACGTTTATCTTCACAATCACATTTTTCTCGTAGCATCTCTGCTGTTCTTGAGTAACCTAAATCCCATCTTCTTCTCATTAAGTGATTGTGATAAAATTTATCAAACACAAAGTGATGATAACCATTGTTGGTCCATGTACCACCTCTTGATAAATCATCTTTTGAGTCTACTGATACCCGGTTCAAACAATATTCTTGTAAATGATTTTGTAATTGATCCTCTGTACGTAGACCCTCTGCAGGTTCTGTAATCTCTGCACCATTTAATAATTGATTAGTTACAACTACCCAGTCTTTTTCTTTTAGTGTTGGTGGTCTAAATTTTAATTGCACCATGCAAGATTCTTGAAACAAACTTTGTTGCCGTAAATGTTTTACACTTTCTAATTTTAATCTTTGTCCATCTACATTCATGTAATAATATGGGTCTTCTAAATCTATAACTTGCAGGTCAGTCAAGTTAGGAAACATTATCTCTTCCCCTATACCAAACTTTCTACTTCTACATAGTGTCTTGTCACAAAGACTACACATAGGTTCATCTTTACATTTATAACCCCACTCTTTCTTGTCATGTTGTTTTGTAATTATATCTACCTCTGAGTCTGATAGAGGTTTTTCCATAGCTGTTTCGTTAAACACAACTACTTTTGATTTCCAATTGTCTGGCCATTTATTTTTTGCATACACACCATAATGAAATAATGCATTGTTCCTACCACCTTCGCCAACTTTGTTTTGTGCCATAAGTTCTATACATGGAGGACCATCAGAGTATGGAGTCTCTGGTCTTTTTATTGTTAAACTTTCTAAAACTTCTGCCGTAATTTTTGTAGAATCATACAGTTCAAAAAAATTTTTTAGATTAACAGCTTCACCTAAATTATTAAAGGCATATCTTGTTGTGTTGTCACCATTAAAGTATGGTAAATTTAAAAAATTTCCTGTATCATCTTCTGATTTTAATTCTGTTTGTTTTGGAAAAACTTCTGAACCACTATAACCCAGTACAGCTTTTATTTGTGTCAACTTATCTTGCATAAGTTTTGCAGTTACATTATTTTCTGTAAATAAAAATACATGTGCACCACCTGATTTAGATCTACATACTACTAATGGTAAGTCTAAATTTTTTATTTTATTAACTAATTTTTTGTGATCAAAACCTGCGTAAGAATCTATATCAATACAACCCCATCTACATATATTATCATCGTTGATAGGTATAATACCTAAACTATCTGTGCCTTGTAAATGTTTTGTCCACAGTTCATCTGTAACAGGTTCTCTTTTTATAAATGATTTGCCTTGTACCTTAGTGCCATTACCGTTTGAATGGCCAACCTTAGTGACACCATGAGCACGTTCTAATCCTGTAAATATATTTCTAAATCTTTCTATCATAGCACAATTTACGTGGGCATCTCCACGCTAGCTTCAACGCCCACGACCTAGGATTCTAGTATGGTTGCTTAGTTTCGCTCTCGTCTGAGTTAAACTTAGCTTCAGTCTCACCTTTACCTACACTAACCGCAAATGCTTTTGCCATGTCATACAGATTTTTGTCTGTGACAGGACCAACTTTGCTTACATCCCAACCAAACCATGTTCCTTTGTCGTTAGACATCTGGACAGTCTTTAGATTGTAAATGTGGCTGTAAGTAGGCGGTGTAAATAAACCGTTTTTACCCTGCATTTTAATACCCATCATCATTGAGTTCCATTTTCTACTAACTTTTAATTGAGTAGACTTCATAGATATCAATGCTGTGCCAGGATTATCTCCACAAAAAAGTACAAAGTGATTAGCGGTGTTATCAAGATAGTTACCGTTTGGTAATCTGTCTTTATAATCTTTACCTCTAGTCGTTTGGCTTATGATATCACTATCTGCCTCGTGAATTGCAACAGGTGCGCCAGTGCTCTGACCCCTATCTTGCCATTCGATGTACTGTCTTTTGTAGTGACAAGGTATGATGTCAATATTATCATACAATTGATTCGTGACAG